CATCAAAACCCAAAGTACTAGGATTATCTAATGATAAACTCCAAGTACAAACATACTTCCAAAAGTTATCTTGAGCGTGTTTTCTTAATCTCCATTTGCTTGTTTCTCCTCCATCGTGTACAAAATACATCGCTAACATTTCTAAGTAACTCATAGCGCCTAAAAACTCTGAATGTTGCCCTAATTCCATATGGTCATTTGGTGATGGTGTTGCAGTACAGGCTAGTTTATAAGGTGTTGAACTAAAACTATCAATTATTAACCTACTTAATTTACCATCTCTACCTTTCAAAATACTACTCTCATCTAATACAACACCAGAATATAAACTACAATCTATATTCTTTAATTGATCGAAATTTGTTATCTCAAAACTATCTTTATTAATGCCGAACTTTTCAGCTTCTCTTTTTGTTTGTTGTACTACTGCTAATGGAGCTAATATTAATACTGGTTGGTTAGTATGATTATAAACTGCTTCAGACCAACTTAACTGCATTAATGTTTTACCCAAACCACAATCAGCAAATATTGCAAATCTACCTTTTTCTAATGCTATCTTTACAATGTGTTTTTGAAAGTCAAATAGATTTTTATTTAGGTTTATTTCATCTACCTTAAAACCACTTGATATATGATTCTTTTCTTTTGTTTTTAAAAATTCTTTATATTCCATATCTTTTTTTAGTTATTAAATTAGGGAGAAACCTCACTAGAGAGAAAATGATTAATATTTCTTTTTGGTTTATGGCTTAATTGCCTAACTCCCTAATTATCTTTTTAGTTTTTATAAATACTCTTTAAATCGTTCAATTTCATTATCAATTCTATGTCTGTTTTGAAGGTACTCCTCACTTGTTGGAATATTACATCCATTCTGAGCAGCGTAATTTCTAATCCAATCAATAAAATCTGTCAACTCTTTACTATTCTGTTTACTAGTTTCTACTAAATACTTCTTACCATTCTTTTCATAAGTCATAAATGGACAAGCTCTTTTAAGGTCTGTTTTAGCTTCGTTTAATGTGTTTCCAAATTCTATAGCATATAAAGTAATAACTACGTGCAAATAAGAGTTCTGTTTAATACTCCTGGACTCTCTAGTAGCTTTTAATTCTACTATCTTTTTCTTAGATTTTAGATAGTCTGCTCTAACATCAAAACTCTTTTCATCTAATGGGTTATTGAAGTCGTATTTCATTCTTGTAGCAGTTTAACATTGTTTTCTACTTCATTTAAAAATTGAGTAAGCCTAAATCTTAAACGGCTAATCATAGCTTCGTCACGATAAACCCTTTCTATATGAATTTGCTTATTATAAGGCATCTCAGGACAGTATGATATAAAATCGCACCATTCTTTATTGCCTAACCAAATATGACCGTGAATCTGCCACTTATAAGCTGAATCAAAACCGCCTTTTTTTATTCTTTTCCATTGGGTTTTAGGAACTACAGACTTAACTTCTACACATCCTTTTTCTCCAACATTACCATCAGGACTATCTCCTACAGTTTTTTCTTTATTAAAGTTAAAACCGCCATTTGTTACATTGTTAAAAGTTTCTATTTCATAACGGTTAATTGCAACAGGTTCAAACTCATGTCCTCGTTCCATATAGCCATTACTAAAAGAACTGCTTTCATCCCTTTCGCCTGTAACAATTTCAAGGGCAACTTTTTCAGCGTATTCTATAGCAGGATTACCAAAAGCCTTTAATTCGTTTGCCATTATTTTAGCAAAGTTTGAAGAAGTAGCTTTCCCTAATCTAAGGTCAAACCATTCTTCAGTATTTTGTTCTACATCTACCCACATAATAAATCGTAATTATTTTGTGTAATAACATAATTCTTATTTAAAGAATCAAAAGTTGCGTTACCTGATTTTACAGCTTCTTTTGCCTTTTCCCAATTTTTATGACTCTCATCTAAAATAGGTTTTTGCTTAACAGGCTGAACAGGTCTTACTCTAACACCACCAACTATTTCGCCTTTCATTTTTACTTTTTCATCAATGTAAACTTCTATAAAAATGTTATTCCAATTTTCAACAAATGGACTACCCCCTGCAAACTTTTTAATTACCCTTGAATTGGTTGCGTTTAAAACTAAAGGCTTAATGTCCTCAATAAAATAAGCTATATTATAGTTGCCATTTCTACCTGCAACAACAACATTTTCTTCTTGTTTGACTTGCTTAATTGTGAAATTCAATGCTTTCCCTTCCTCAATAAATTCTTCTAAATCTGCAACTCCTAAATGGTCGCTTTTAAATACTTTTCTGTAATGTGTTAAATTTTCCATTATCTATTTTTTACATTCTATTAAAGTCGCTCTGTTCATCTTTGCGACAGTTTATACATTGTTTTGATATTTCACAAGCGTATTCTTTAGCCTCCTCAATATCATCATCTAATACAATTTGATTCATTAATTCTTCAATGTCTGATTCTTGACAATCAGGACAATATTCATATCCGTTTAATGTCTCTTGTATTGATATTTTATCTATTAAAGTTTTCATTATGATCTAAGTTTTCTTTCTGATACATAACCTCTAATAAAGGCTCTTAATAATTCAGAAGGGTTTATAGAATATTTTTGTAAATCATCTTTTAATTGCATAGGTAGTTTAAAAGACATTATATCATTATTTTTCCTAGCTTCTAATGCTTTTTGAGTTTGTTCCTCATTAATACCTTTTCCTATTTGTTCTGCTAACTCATTACCATTAGCATCAGCTTTTTTAAATTTGTTTTTTTCTTGTTTACTCATATTGTTTATTTTAATTATAAAGTAAAAGTAATACAAAAAGTAATACTATTTGCATAAAACATTAATTATTTTTATAATAAATATGTAACTACTTGATTTTGAGATGATTTAATTTAGATAACCAATCTTAATATTTTATAATAAGTGTTTATTTACTCAATAGTATAGCGGTCAAAATACCACCACCAAATGCAATAGGGACACCAAAAAAGGTTAATTTCTTGCTTAGTTTCAATTTTAAGTATGTTTTATCGAGTTCTTTACTAATCTTAGTGTTTCTATTAGTAAATAGTAATATCTGCTCGTTATTGTTTCTTAAAACGCTTTTAAAGTTAATTATCTGTAATTCCTGATTAATTATTATAGAATCTAATAAATCTACCCTTTTAAGGTCTTGCATTATTAACTTAGCCTCTTCTTTACTAAAACATAAACTATCTCCTTGTAAAGTAGTCTGTGAACATACTATCAAGCTGCTCAGTAGTAGAATTATGAATAATACTGTCGTTTTTAATAATCTCATCTTCAAAGGATTTTAATTGTATTTCTAAATTTTTATTTACATCTAATAAATCTTGGTTTTTCTGGTTTAAATCGTGTATAGCAACTCTAAAAGCGTGTTCCTCCTCAGATATTCCTACTGGAGAACTAAAAAAACCTTGACACATTATTATAACAAGTATAACTAACGCTACTTTATTAAAGTATTTTTCAATCATTCTTTTTTGTGAATTGTTTAGCTAAATCTATAGCTGCTACCCCTCCCATCCATAACATTGTTATTTGAAACCATTGCCCACTATCAACTACATTCATAGTAAAAAATACTGTTGTCAATATCCATACTAATAACTTCTTACTTATAACCTTGTGTAATGCTTTATCTGCTAATCCCATAATTATACATTAAAAAAATAAATTTTCTTGTTTTTTGCCTCCCATATCATATCAAGATGTACCCAAGATATTAATTTTCCCTTCATCTTATGCTCTAATCTTATTTTATAAGGTAATTCTTTCTCTATACCTTTTAACCATTTTCTAACTGATTCAGCACTCATACCTTTTACATCAAAATCAACAGCTTTTCCTAGTACGTGTCCACTTAGATATAGTTTTCCTCTCTTAAAATACTTCATAAAGATATATCCTAAGTTTGATCTTAATCCTCTTTGCTTGAAACTACCTCCAGTATGCCAATTATTAATGGTAATAGGTTTATCTATTAACATTCTTATTATAAGCATTGTGTGTAAAAGACGGGGGTCAATGAATTTCCAGGCAGATTGTCCGTATTTATTGTAGACTTTTGGGCTAACAAACTCTTGTATTTTAAAATACTTTTTAATGTCTTTGTATATTTTTTCATCTGTCATAATTATTCCGATTTATCCTTATAAAAATCTACCCATCTTTTTTCTTCATCAACTTTAAACTGATAGTAGTCTTTTATCATATCAACCTTATCCGTATTTATATCATTAAACTTGTGCCATAAATCATCTAGCTCACTATCTTGCTGCTTAATTACGGGGTGCAAAGTTTTAACTTCTGCCGACAAATTAATAAATCCATAGAAAACATAAGCAACTAAAGATCCTAATATTGTAACAACTATTCCTATTGCTATCGGTATTGCTTTTTCTATAGTCATTATTATTCTATTTCAATTCCTAACTCCTCTAATCTATCTAAGTATTCTTGCTCAATAGTAAAAGTCTCTAGTTCTGCTTGACCTGATTCAAATACATCCCCAACCTCAACTACTCCATAGTGATTTGCTGGTTTAGCAATGTAATAAGTTTTTACTGTATGATTTTTTATTTCTACCATTATACTCCTCCTCCATCTGTTATTGACCATAGGTCAGTTGATATTAATGTTGCTCTAGCCGTGTCTGCTGCACTTCCATTAGAGTAAGTTATCCCGTCAGCACCGAAAATAACATTATTATTATGTGATTGTCCTTCCCATCCAACTAAAAGACTATTGTAATTAGCTGTAGATAATCCTGAATTTCTAAGCATACTTCCTGCACTTGTTAATGATCCTATATTTAATGATCCTAAATCTTGATCTAATGCAGAACATCCATCAAAAGTAAATGTCATAGATGTTATATGTCCTACTGACCATAATGATATAGGTTGATTAAGAGATGTACAAAACTCAAAAAGCCTTGCAACACTTGATACATTAGATACATCAAAGTTTTCTATTGGTTGATTAAATGATGAGTTATGTCCAAAAGCTCCAACTACACTAGAACAATTAGATAAGTCCATCCCCTCTATTGGTTGATTGAACGATGTATTACCACTAAATCCAAAAGCTATTGTACTTACATTAGCCCAATTCCAATCCTCTATAGTTCCGTTAAAAGAGTCGCATTGCCTAAAACCACTACTCATACTACATCCAGGCTGTATATTAGGTGTATCAGAATAGTTAGCAACCATATTAGAACAACCTCTAAATGCTAAAAAGAATGTTTCCCAAGCTACTGTTCCCCATTGGTCTATAGACATAAACTTTTGTCTATCCCCTGAGTAAGCAAATCTTATAGCAGGAAAAGTTCCCTCTACTTGTACCTGATAAGTACCTCCTATTGAATAAACGTGAGTTAATTCTGCTTGATTCCAAGTAGTAATAACGTCCTCAGTATCATCTCCCCATTTAACAGTAAAATTATATGTTTCTGCTGAGTTTAAAGGTAATACAAATGTATCTGATGCACTTCCTGATTGAGTAGTATCTACCGTAAAAACAAATGAAGATGTAGGAATAGACACCCCTCTATTATATTGCGTATGCATATTAGGGGAAGCCCCAAAAACATCTTTTACACCCCCATCATTAGGAAATCTATTTTCTCCAAATCCTGCCATATTTAAGTTAAATCATTTTTAAAAGCGGTTTTTAAATCATTAGTCATAAAACTAAGATTTGAGTCATTTATTAAAGGAACTAAAACACTTGTATCATTATCGAATGCAATTTGTGAAACAATTAAACTATTATTTAGAAGATCATTTCTTAACTCTTCTATATGTCCTTTTGCTTGAGCATCTGTTTTCCCTTTTGATATTAAGGAGGCTTTTAATTTCTCCATAGCTTCGTGTACTTTTTTCATTGTATATATTTTAATCGTTAACCCTTATTTCTATTCGTTGAGTAGAAAAAAGCCCGTCCTTACTTATGTTTGACACTTCAACTCCTGGAGCTGCTGATTGTATTTCATAACTTAGTATTTGAACAAAATTTGGAGAACCTACATATCCTTGCGATAGAACAGTTCTTAAACCTCCTGTAGCTACTCTATAATCATTTTTAATAAACGTACCTACAAAATCAAATGCCCCTGCTAATGTTCCGTTATAAGCACCTGTATAGGCATAGCTCCAAACAATATCACCTCCTAATGTGTTTTCAATAACATTTGCTACAGGAGCATTAGTCCCTGTTTGAGATAATTCAGCTATATAAACTTTATATCCTACTGATTTATTTGCTAAATCTTCTAATGTTTGACCAACTCTAGTAGCCGTGTTTGCACCATTTCTAGTTTCTTCTTTTATTACTTTAGCATTTGCTACTATTTCTGCTTTTGTTGCCATAATTAATTAAATGTGTTATCAAATGTATTATCAAATATTCCTTCAGGACAAGTTAAATCATTACATCTCTCTATTCCTTTTATTAAAATGTTTAAAGATAGTGAAAATAAAACGCTTTCTGGAGAATATTTTAACCCCTCATCTTCTTTCAATCCCTCTTTATCGTAATTTATTCCTGTAACAGTTATTCTATTAGTGTCTACTAAATCTAATCTTCTAGGTACTAGTTTTTTAAACTCTTTAGCTAAGTATAGATTAATGTCCTCACAATTATCATCTTCTATGGCTGCTTGTTGCCCCCAAAATACTGTTTTAATAGTATATGTTTCAGTAGTCATACTATCTCTACCAAATCCACCCTCTACATCTTCATCATTCTCAAAAGACTCTATTCTATGATATATAACAAGCCCTTTAGAATCTTCTAATATAGTACTATAATTGCCCCTCCCTTGATATATTGCTGGTTGCTTTATTTCGTTACCCTCAGAATCTTCTTTCGTGATTATATTACAAACCTCATAAGTTGTTATATCTTTAAAATAATGAGTTTTAAACCCACTATTAACCAACTCTAGTATTTCGTTTATTTTTATCATTATTTTTTTATAATCTCTTTAATAAAAAACTCTTGTCTATCTTCTACATTTGTTATTCTCAATTCGTTTTGCTTTATTAAAATTAGATTTTCTTTTATTAAAGCGTGATTATCTTTTTGAGAGTTTCCCAAATCATTCATAGTTTTTGCCAACTCTTCAGCAGTTTTGTAAAATTCACTTTTTGCCTTTTGATTTGCTTTTTTATTTTCTGCTAACTCTTTATCTTGAATACGGTTATCTTTTTCATTTACTATTTGTCTAATGGTTCCCTCTTGTATTTTACCCCCGTGTTCTTTTTGTGTCTTATTAACATAAGTAAACCAAAATAAAAAAAACGTCATTAGAACAGACCCTAAAACACCAAGAACAATATCTACTAAAAATTTGCTTTCTTCCATTTTAAAATAAATTTTTACAATTAAAAGTTAATAAATTATACTTCCTGTTCTTTATTTCTTCAAACCTATCAAAAAACAAACTTGTATTAATATTAGTTGTTTTTATTATATCGGTTTTATTTATAACAGTATCACAAAGTATAGGAGTTTTATTACCTCTTTTAAATCTTATTGTTTTATCATTATAAGTATATCTAACAGAACATTTAGGGCTTAAAGATGTTGCGGCACCTAAAAGCGTTAATGCTTCATCAGGTTTACTATAAATAGCCTGTATTTTGTTTCTTTGGTAATTATCACTCTTTAATCTTTCCCACTTATATCTATTCCTAAATATTAAAACGTAAACAATAAGCGTAATTGCTACAAAAATAAAATAGTTTAAAATTTCAAAACTACCTCTATTGAAAACAATCATTTGTAAATAATCAAAAAAACTATAAGAAAATATAATTATACAAGCAGCCGAAAAAAACAGGTTCAAAATTGTTTTTTGTGACTTTTTAAAAATATATATTGATACTCCAAACATTAAAAAATTATCCATTAAAAAATATAATTCATTACTATCAAAATATTGAGGTAAATATCTCATTAGTAAAAGGTATATTAAAAAATATACTATCAATCTTTTTTCGGTCTTTCTTTTGGCTGACCATTTACCCATTCGCCTTTCTTTTCTGTTTCAGTTCCTTCAAAAGAAACTTCTAACTTTTCAACTAAAGTTTTTATTTCTGTAAGGATTTGTTGTTGTTCTTCATTCATAATTATTGATTTAAATAGTTTGTTAAGTCGTTTACAATAGAATCATGTATTTCTTGTGTATATCCATTGTCAATATCAGTTTGCGTTATAGTGTTTATTTCATTATTAAGAATAAATAAAGCACAATCTATATTCCCATCTTCAACTACTGCTATCAATAAGGATAGTTTTTGATATAAATAGTAAATATTAGAATCACTCAAAGTTCCATCCCTATACTTTTCCCCAAAGTTTTCAACTTTAAATAATGAAATATAATCTTTACCCCAATTACTCCTTTTGTTGTTTAGTTTTAAATACAACTCAGATAATTCCGTTTGGTCTGTTATTTCGCTAAAGCCTACAGGTTGAGTTTCACTATAAACCACAGATGGTATTGGCTCGTTATCTTCTTTATAAAATTTCTTCTCCATTTCTAATAATATGAATATGTTGTCCAACGATTAACATCGTGGTTATAAATCATTTGCAAACTACCACCTTTAGTTAAATCAAAATCACTCGTATCTGCTAACAACATTCTATTTGATGCTGAACTAGCAGAATCATTGTCTTTAAACTTTAACTTTTTATTTGTTCCCGAATTTATTATGGTTACAATCCTATTAACTCCTGCTGATGGAGCAATCATACCTGTAAAATCTCTGTCGTGAGCATCAGGATCAATAAAATGAACATTTGACGTTCCTAAATCATAGTTATCAATATCAACTGGAGCCCCTCCTGTTTCTGTATATCTTGTTATTTGACTGTCGGGCATTTGGGTAATTCCTGTTGCGTGAGCATAATTACCTATCTCTATGCTCGTAACATTACCACCTTCATCAACAACAGGTACACCGCCTAGAATATCAATAGCATCCGTAAGAGTTCCAATAGTAACACCATCTTTTTTGACTACAATATTTGAACCTGTTCCTGTATCTCCTTTTTCTCCTTTTTCCCCTTGTAGTTTAACACCCCAAAAATTAGACTCATCTCCTATTAATGTCCCGTCAAAAGTTACAGGATTTGATGACTCTAGACCTATTTGAATCTCTACATACTGGCTACTTGTTAATTTTAGCGGTCTGAAAGTAAATTCTAAAGACCAGTAATCTGAAGAAGAACCACTATTTCTAATATATCCTGAATCAACTGCAATATCTTGAACTACTCCATCTATTCTTAACTTTGGTAGTGGCTGTATTCTTTGGTCGGAATTATTAAAAATTCTTAAAGCACCTCCAAATTGATATGTACTATTGTCAGATACAGTTATCCTACTATTATTAGTGGAATTACTATGAGTAAAACCCGTATCTTTTTCGCTTTCCACGTCCCAAGAAATAATTAATGGACTTGCTTCTGTAAATGTGCTACTGTTATCCGTGCTTGTTAACGCTATAATTGGTAAAGGCTGTGAGGTTCCGCTTGCTGCTACTTCTTCCCATCCTAAATCCTTTCTTGCGTACTGTTTACCATCGTTAGGGGCTTCTGGAAATGATACCTTTGCTGTATTTGCAGTTATTGCAGATAAATCAGCACTTGTAGCAAACTTATTCGTACCTTCTGGAATATCATCGGTATTTTCAAAGCTTGATTGTTTAAAAGTACCATTAACATAAATAACGGCTTGATTTAAAGTAGTGTTAACAATTAAGCTACGCTCATCAGGAGATGTAATAGCGTTTATTTCTGTTTGCGTTAGCCCTTGTATGATGTCTTGTATTTCCATTATATTAATATTCTAAATAAACCGTCTGCAACATTTCCATTTCTTGATACTTCTACTGTATTAACTCCTGTTCTTTCTACTCTCCATCCAACAGTTCTACCATCTGAAAGCCTAAATACTTCGGGTTTTAAATCTAAAGTATTTAAGTTATGAGTAACTGTAAATGTTGTTCTACCTCCTGCAAAAACTCTAGTAACTGAACTTTCAGCACTATCTAAATCTATATTAAACGAAGGTGGTAAACTTGATGCTGTAATATACCCTGCATCATTTGTAAGTTCGCTAACATTATCTCCACTTTGTAAAGCACTAGCAATTAAACCCCTTTCTGTAGTTGTTAAAAATAAATTAACTGCACCCTCTGTAATGTTATCAGAATTATCAGAAGTTTTATCGAAAGCATTTGTTACTTGAGATGCATTATAATCTCCTGATACAGGAACTACGGATCCCGTTCTTCCGTTAAAAGATGTTACAATAGATCCAGGAACGCTAGTTATCTCTTCCCATAATCCAGTATCTTCATCTACTAATAGGAATCCAGTATCAGTAACCGTATTAATCCATAAAGAGCCGTTACTAAAACCCTTAGATTTATCATCACTAGTTGTGGGGTCAGTAGTAGCGTAAAAAGCTCCCTTAGGTATGCCTAAATTCCATAAAAAACTACTCATTTGAAAAAGTTTCTATCGAGGAAATCCCCAATTATATTATTAATTTCTCTTGCCTCGTTGCTCGTTAAAGCAAATATATTTTTATTATACTTTTCACCCTCTAATTCATTTACTAATTGAGTATTAGTTTTGCCATCTGCTCTACTTACGTTAGCAAATCCTAATACATAATCTTTTTTACCTTTAGGCTTTACCAAGTAACTATTTTTTAGTTTTCCTGTATCTGTTAAATTAACATCATTACCAGTAAACCTACCTTTAGACTTCTTTATACTTACTGTAACGGGGCTATAAGTTCCTATTTTTGATCCATCAGAAGCAATACCATCATCAAATATTCTAACAAGGGTTAAAGTATGTAAATCAGATGCAACCGCCCTTCCTATTTGACTAGAAATAGTGTTTAATCCGTTTAGTATGTCTTTACTTACGCTTTCTAAGGTTGCCACGTCCTTTTAATTTAATAGTTGTTTTCTTTGCAGTCATTTTTTTACTAGCAGTTGACCGTTTTCTGCTACAAGCTCTACACCCCATAATTATGGTCTTAAATATTTATAGTTTCTTTCTTTTCTACACGTAAAACAAACATTATCATTATTAACTTCAAGGTTATCCATTACAGAATCCATTATCTCATCATACTTATCTATATAATCTTCGTGAATCTGTTTCTTTTGTAAATCACTCATATCTAAAGTGTACTTATTTAATCTGTTGCTTAATCTTCTTTCAAGCATTATATTAGCTCCTAGTTTCCACCATAAAGCATATTTAAACACTTCTTTAGAAGTACATATAAATTCACTTATATCACATTTAAGATTATAATTAGCTACTATTCCATAGCTATTACCATCATAAGTAAGATTATCTTTTATAACACTTGACAAAGTGCTTATTTTAGCTCCTCTTGTTATTGCTATCGGACTATCATCTACTGAAGTAGTATTTACTGAATCTCCAACATCGTTAGAGTTATAACATATAAATATCTTAGTATCTTGACCATAGGTAATATAGCTTTTCCCTACCTCTATAGTGTTTATTCCTTCTAATCCTTCAAAAGCTATTGTATCTAACAACTTACCGTTCATTAGATTGTAAATATAAATATTGTCATTTACCGCAGTGGGTAAATACAGTTGAACGCTATTAACAATAATAGATAGAAACCTTGAGTTTCTTGCATCTACCTCTATAGTCGTCCCTTTTAATTCGTTTGTTGAAGTTGATGTTACATAAGGATCTGCATAATAACCAGTATTTGAATTATCAGCTAATAAAGTAGTCTTAAAATACTTCTGAGCCTTAATTAATACATCACTTTCTAATTCATTCAATGCTCTTGAATAGACTTCGTTAAATACTCCTATATAATTCTCTTGCTCCTCTTGAGCAATATTAGCTAACATTTTTAAGCTAATTCCTGGAAGAGTATTAACAAATAATCCACTTTCTGAAGCTACAGAAGTACATCCTTTATCTAATCCTATATAATTGTCTAAACAATCTGATAATGCCATTGTAATGAGGTTTTAATAAGAGGGAGAAATGAATCTCCCTCTATATAATTTACTACTATGTAGTAGCTGCCGTATAACGTAATGTACCGTTAGTACCGAATAATGGATCATCAGCTTGAAATGCTTCTCCAGGTTGGAAAAATATATCATAGTTGATATTCATAATTACTACCCAGTCATCAGAACAATCATCTTGTAAAACTTTAATATCATAAGTGATACCAGTTTTAGAATCTGTTATTGTTCCTCTAGCTACTGAAGTTCCGCTAGATGTAGCGTTCTCTCCTGTGTAGTCATTAAAAGTTACGAATTGAACTGATTGAGGCTCTAATACGATAAATTGATTTGCACCAATTATACCATCAACCATTGTATCAGCAAATGGAGCATAACCTAAAGAGTTAGATAAATCTAACATATTTATTCCACCATCATTACAACACGCTTGCTCTAGTGTTTTCCAATATTTGTAGATGTTTCCTCCACCTACCCAGATAGGAGTTCCAACCATCTCATTCTCCATATCATACTCAAATAATAGAGTTTGTAAAGCTGCTGCATTAGGCGCTCCTGTTGCTGCTGGAAATACATCTACTGAAGTAGTTGCTGAAGAACCACTAGCAATATTAATACCGAAGTTAGTTAACTGCTCAGTTAATAAAGCTCCATTAATACGTCTAGCTAAAGCATCATAAGCAAGTTCAATACTTTCGTTAATAAACTCACTTCTACCTTCACATACTGCATTAAATTCAGTTTGATTTAAAGCAAACTTATACTCAGCATATTTAGATACTTCAAATAATTCAGAGTTAAAATCAGGGAAATCCGTACTAGTACAAGTTCCTGATAATGATTCTTCAACTTGGTCAACGATTACACGTTGTCTCCATCTGATTTCTACAATTCTTTTTTTAGTACCTTGTTGCGTTGGTATCTGTCTTTGACCTGACATATTTAAAGGAGATGCTATTGCTTCTAAGTAGCCTAATTTAGACCTCTTCTTAGCAGCAGAAAACATTCCACCCTTAATTTCGTTCAAGTTTATGAGTTCATTAAGACATTTTCCTGCCGTAAAGACTCCATCACTATTATATCCCATTTTTTCTAGGTTTTAATATTTATAATTTATCCTAGAACTTTAGGCTTCTAAAACCTCTTTATTTTTTACCGTAATCAGCATGTCCTACTATATATCTACCATCTCCATCTCCTCCTGTTGCTGTATCAACTACAACTTGTTTTACTGGAGTTGGATTAGCTGGATTAGGTTGGTCATTCTTTTTAATATACGGTGTTGAGAACTCTGTTATAATATCAGATAAAGAAACATTTTTACCGTCCTTTATTTTTTCTGATTCAGGGTTTTCTCTGTCAAATACTTTAAAAGAGCCATCATCTTGCATTTTAACTAGATAATCACTATCCTCTATTCTTCTATTTATTAAATACTTAACATCTTTAGGGTCTAATGTGCTATCAAATGATTTACCACTTAACAACTCGTTAACTCTTGATTGAGTAAATTTAGCTTTCCAATTAGAATTATTATCTGCAATAGCTTGAGCTGTATTAGATTCAAAATTCTCTTTTTCTTTCAATAATCCCTCAATTTGTAAAGCAGTCTCTTCTTTGTACTTTTTATGAGCTTTATTTGCCTCATCATTATCAACTGGCTTTACAGGGATTTTAAGTTCTTTGACCTTGTCAAAAACTAAATCGACCAATTTTAAAGAGTCTGGCTCTTGCTTTTTAAGTTCATTAAAGACTTCTTCACTTCCTCCCATAGCGATAAAACCATTCTTAATCTTTAGATCACTAGAAGATAAATATTTACCCTTAAAGTGTCCCATTAATTCAGGATTGTTTTTAGCCGCAACAAATGTTAAATACTTGTTATGAAATTCAGTATTAAAGTTTTCAGGTAATTCCACGTTTGGAATGTCCTCAATGTTAAATTCTCCAAGTTCAATATTTTCTGAGATTTCCTGGAACATCTCACGTAAGTTTTTATTAGCCATAATAAAAATTGTTTCCTAGAATCTGCCAGGACAGTTTAGGCTTAATTGCCTCATATAAAAATAGCCGAACAAATTAATGTCCAGCATCTTTTAATTTTTTAACCATTTTTTCTTCGCTCTTTGTGTTGGGGTGATATTTTATACCATTCTCATCAGCGTATTCTTTCAACTCTTCCAAAGACATTAATTCAAAATCAGTAGATCCTTCTACGTTTACATCTTCTGTTTCTGTTGTTAACTCTTCTATAACAATTTCATCCTCAACAGTATCCTCTACTATCTCAGTTTTAATACTATCAATCTTGTCTTTTGGAATCCAATTTTGCATTTTACCTAAAGCCTTTTGCTTCTCGTAAATATGCACGTATATATCACTCTCGAATAATTTACCTTCCGTACTTCTACTAGTATCAACTAGTTTAATTGTTGGTCTCATTTTTTTTAATGTTTCCTAGATCATCTAGGTCTGTTTAGGATTAATTTCCTCGTTTATTATTACAAATATACAACTTTTATTTTAAAAACTGTTTTTCTCTTTCTGTAGGTTTCCAGTTTCCATTAGATACATTCCTTTGTAAGTCTTTTTTAGGTACAAATCTAGCTGAAATAGGGCTAAAGAAGTGACGACAATTATAGCCTCCTCTATTGATAAATATATTACTAGCATTAGTTCCTTTTATTCTACCGTTTAACATATTACCCGTTAAAGCTGATCCTGTTAATGGGTCTATTCCCACACCCAACTCCTCTACTTCTTTTTTATGAAAATAATCTCTAACAAACTTATCACAAAAAGGTCTAGTCCCTGCTATTATAGTTCCCGTATATTGATAAAACTCTATTCCTAAGTCTTGTGTTATAGTTTGGTTATAAGTAGCATTAAATTGTGTTAAACTATCATTAGATACTTGTGTTACATATCTTTGTAAAGCTCCAACGCCTTCTTTTTCTCCAGTAATAAATACTTTTAATTCATCTAGGACATCATCTATATTACTTCCATTAGCTATATTAGAATTAAGTTGACTTAAAATCTGATCTATAAAGTTAACATCTACTCCACTCTCTAATAAGTTTAATGTAGCTCCTTGTTTAGAAAACTCTAAAATTTCATCATATATGGATTTAGCTTCAAACTTTGGCATTATAATTCTCTAATATATTCATCTGATAGAGTCTTAACCGTGTTAAATGATGCTATATACTTGCCTACTTTAGCTTGATAAGCATCACTTAATAAGATGTTTCTTATAGTTAATTTAGACCTTTGCATAGCCTTTAGATTCTTTACAGTCTTTTTAATATTACCGTCTTTATCTAAGTCTAATTCTTTGATTAAGAATCTGCTTAATGATTTAAAGATGTCTTTCTCTATATCTTCTACTCTAAAACTATCAACTTCATCATCCATTACGGACAATCTATCATTCAGTAGGTTTCGTGTTTTCTTCGGTAGTGCCATTTGATAAATCTATTGGTAAAACTAATTGTTTTTTCGCTAGTTCAACAAGTTTCTTCATCTTAGATTCCCTACTCTCTTCTAAAAATCCTTCATTCTTTTCCATAGCATCTAATATAAATCCTCTAATGTTTGAACTTATTATAAATTGCTCTCTTGTTGCTCCTCCAGTTAGTACTATATTAGCCTTTTCTTCTTCTGTTTTACCAGATAATGGATCAAGTTCTATAATGTTTTTCATAAACATTTGTTTAGCCATATCATTAGGGAACTTTTTAGCTATTAAATCTAGTTCAAATTGAGTAGTATTTATTCCTGCCTCATTTAATGTCTTAATTTCATCTACTAGTAAAGACTCATTTAGAGCATTAAATGTAGTAGGCTTATTAATAATAGGAAGTACAACATCATTTATTACTGAAAACCTCCACATAGCAATATATTTAAAGGCATTTTTAAGTATGTTATCAAACATATTATCAGCTACCTTATTTAAGAATGAACTTAGTTCTGTTCTATCTATATCTTTAGCCTTTCCTGATTGATTCTCTCCAACCTTATCTATAATATCCATATTAATAGAAGAAAATCCTTTAGATATAAGTAAATCTATCTTTTTCTCTTGTAATTCTACTATGTCAATAGGTTTCTCAATATATGCAACTCCAGGAAACTCCATTCCACCATTAGCACCCTCAAAAGCATCCTTTCTAACGGTTGTAACTCCCATTGGACTTCTACCATTTACAAAACCACTACCAGCACATCTCTTACAAGTAACAAATATTTCTTCTCCATTGCTTAGTCTAGTGTTTTTTTCTCTCATCTCTCCATAAACACCATCTATGTTTTGACATCCTGCATCACACTCAACTTCTACCTCAACTCTTTCTAAATAATTATGATTTACATATTGAGCATCTAAATCACTCTCCATTCTTACTGCCTTATTCCAAAAAGGTAAAATACCACTTACATAGGAGTCAAAAGCAAAAGGAACTGTTTCCTCTCTATAATCTCCACCTAAGAAATAAGCTGGAGGCTCTCCAAAATTATGAGTAAATTCTACTTCAATACTAACAACTCCAGGATTAGATGGGTTTGTTTGCATTATTCTTAATATCTCTGTATCTGTAACAACCTCCCATATTTTTAAAGGAACATCTTTTACTACATTCTTTTCATCTAATAAAATTGTATAATAATTGTGTCCATAATCTAGTAATTGGTCACTCCTATATATAAATGTAAAAGGCTTTAAATATGATGTTTCATTATCAGGTATAATTAAAGGCTTAACAACTACTAAGCTATTAGCATCTATTAAATCTGATTTAAGAGCTACATTAAAAGCCCAAGATGTAAGACTACCGAATTGAGGATAGTCTTCTGTAGTATATTGTTTTAGTGTTTCTTTTTCAGGTACGTTTTTTTGATCTTCAAAACTTATTGAGTAATTAGATGATTGTTGTATTTTAGATAATACATTTATAATCCTTTTACCTTCACTTTCTGTAGTTGGCTCATATATCTCTTGTCTATATTGATATATTGCTTGAGGCTCATTAGGTCTATAGGTGTTTAGTAAGTCTAAGGGCATATCCCCCTTTAGGTGGACTCCCATTTGCCTTGCTTGGTCTACGTTGTCTTCGTAATTAGGATGAAATATAGAGTCGTTTACTAGTCCTTTAATATAGCTACTTAAAACTACATCATCATTAAAATTTAGCTTATTTACTGTAGGCATAATCTGAGTTTATTTTTCTCAAATTTTAAGCATTTGACAACTTCACAATATACAAATATACTAATTTAATTGTTATAAACACTAGAAGTATAATTTTCTGACCAAGTATTCTCATCAGCTTCTAAAAATATAACATCTCCTTGATAAGTTATGGTAGCATTTATCACTCCATTACCAGTATTTGTAAATGTAGAATTATTATGCAAAATAACCTCATAGTAAAACTTATTTGTTATATTATCTATAAAGGTATAAGGAAAACTATTTAACGTATAAGTATTCGTTTTTGTTAATTGGAAACTTCCATTTATTTCCTCATATATATCTAATTCAAATGAATGAGAGGTTGTTACATTACCATCTACTACTTGAGTTAATGTATTGCTTACTACTGGAGTTGATTGAGTAGGTTGTGGAGTTTCTTCTTTACCACATCCAAAAGACATTATTACTAATGCTATTAAAACTATCTTTTTCATAATTATTTATATTGAGTTAATATTTTATTACATTGTTCTACTGTTAACCATTTTTCTATAGCGTGAACTCCTAAACTACCTAATCCATATACTGCCTCAGTACTAAATTTTTGACAAACTTCTCTAGGTGCTAGATTTCCATATTTTTCTTGAGCCATAAAATTACAGAATAAAACGTCTTCATTTCTTTTACTAAAACTAGCTATTGCACAAATTTTTCTCATTATTTCTGGACTTCTTAAACTTAATCCTCCATTTCCTCCGTGTTCTTGAAATGTCCAAGCTGCTCCAACATAATCATAATCTAAGAACTCTTCTATACCCTCTCTAAGCAACTTACTATCTACTTGAAATATTAATACTTTCTCA